TTCAAATGTCTGCACTTCTTTAAATGATTTTTCATCCTCTGCTTTTTTAAGGGCTTTATATGTATTTGAAGATTCGTACTGCTGTACTATCTGTCCTGCAACTGATATACCGCTTGTATTCTTTGATGTAATCTTACTCATTGAATCACCGGCGGCAGAAATCATATCAAGCATACGTGATTGTGCATCAGCTACAGTAAGTTCCCAAGGAACAGAGGATGTTGTTGTCTCTGGTTGTTTTATAATATTACCAGTTTCATCTACAATTACCCCTAGATTTTTTAAACTGTCTTTTGTTAAGTTTATTTGTTCGTTTAATGATTTTAATGATGCAAGTTGATCTGATGAATAAGTATAATATCCACCCTGCATAGTACCAGTTTTCATTAATTCTTTTCTGGAGGTTAATAAATTTTTATAATTTGTTATTTCTGTATTTATATTTTCTTTATTTGATGCGTTTGTTTGAGCAAGCTGGTTTCTTTCTTCAAAAATTTTATAATCTGATGTTCTTGTGGCTCTTGTTTCATCCGGGGTACGAATATTCTGGAGCTTTGTTATTTGTGCATTTATATATTGTGCTAAAACCGGGTCATTCTTTCCGTATTTATCAAGCATGTCTTTAAGATTTGCTATTTCTTTTTCGGTATTATTTATTCTTTTTACTTCTGATTCTATATTCTGACCAGTTTTCCAGTTATAGAGTCCTTTTGTAATTTCAGTAGCGAAATCAACTACTCTTGCACCTATAGAATCATTGCCATATTTGCTTCCTTTATTAAAAAATGATTCACCAAAAGCAGACATCATAAGCTGTCTGGAATCTTTTAAGTTTTGAATCTGAGCATTAAGTGTTTTAGAACCTTTTTCAACAGCACCGTAGAATTGACCTCCTTCAGATGTCATGTTCTTAAAAACCTGTTCTATAACATCTCCGGTAACCTTCCCATCAGTTACCATTTTTCTTAATGATGACTGACTTACTCCCATCTGTTTTGCAACTTCTGCAAAAATAGGTATTCCTGCATAAGCAAACTGTCGCATATCAAGCATTGAAGCACGCCCGGTTGCAACAACCTGCGCATAATTTGTTGCAATACGTGTCATTTTAGTTGCATTTCCACCGGCAGTATCACCAATCATTTTAAGTGTATTCATTAGTTCCGATGAATACACACCTGACTGCCTAAGCAATACTGCCATCTGTTCTGTCTGCTCTACACCAAATGGAGATTTTACAGCATATTCAGATATTCCCTGAAATGCAGTATTTGCCTGTGACTGATTACCATATATTACACCTAAACTTGTTTTAAGTTGTTGTATTGCTCCGTACGCTTTCAGTGATTCTGTTGCGAGACTGTCAAATGTGTTTGCAAGTTTAGTAGCAGCAGTAACCACACCCAAAAAAGGATTAATCATCGTATTACCAATGATTTCCAGTCCTGCTCCGGCAGTACGCATTATCTGATTAGAGCTTCCGTATTCAAGTTGTCTGCCTACGCGTGAAACTGAATATCCTGAATAAAAGTTATTTCTTTTAGTACTTTGTTCTGTTTTATTTTTTGTTAAAAGTTCTGTATATTTGGTTTCTGCATCAGTATGCTTTTTCATTGCAGAAAGCAATGCTTTCTTTTCTGCTTCAAGTGCCGCATCATTCTGTGCATATTGTAATTCTGCCTGTGCTGATATTTTGTAAGCAGATGCATTTGTTTTTGTTGCGAGTGCATAATTTTTTAAAATTGCACCTGTAGGAGTAGATCTGTAATTTCCTGAAGCTGATTGATATTGTGAATCAGAAAATACATTCTTTAAGCTGTCAGATGCTTTTGATATATTACTTATATTTTTAAATGCAGAATCGAATGATTTACCTGCATCGTTTATCGACGAAATTAAATCATCCAGTTCTTTTTTTAATGCTTTAACTTCATTTCTTGCTTTGCTTGTATCACCGGATATGTTTACATCACCATTAAGTGTAGTGCCGTCATCTTCTGCCATATCTATGCCTCCAGCAATTTAGCCTTTTTTATCCCCTTATAAGCAAGTATTTTGAAATACATAAGTATACGCTTTTCTTCTATAGTAAACTCAACATGCATACACTCACTATAATCTGTTATACTTCTATATGTGAATATAGAATTTCCATTTATATCATATTCGCAGCCTTTCCATATTTCAAGAAAATGCCTGAAAAGCCATTTATAGCCTTCAGGTATTTCTATGTCTTCAAGTTCTTCATATTTTTTTTCAGTCATGCACAGGTTATGAAAATCTTCTTTACCGAACTTTTTGATGAATTTTTCCCGTTCATCAAACTTAGTCCGGTATTCTGTATTAATTTTCTTTTTCCCATTCTCAAGAGTAGTCGTCTTGACTGAATATGGTTCACGTAAAAAGAAGTAACGCTCGACGGCTTCTGCTAGTCGCTCTTCTTTCCTATAAAATTTGCACCGTTTCTCGAATATGACAATATATCATTTGGAATCTGCGGCTGTTTTTCACATATTTCAAGAATGGTTTTTTTATCAAATGTAACCGGTACGCCGTGAAGTTTTACCACTTTACCATTTTTAGTCCTTAGTCCTACAACCAGTTTGGTGGCAACTTCATTCAGCAGCTTTTTGTTGGCTTCTGCCCGTTCTTTGTCGCTTGTAATAAGAGATATTTTTTCCATCTCACGAGACTGGTATTCACCAATCATTTCTGCTTCTATACTTCTTGCGCCAATGATTTTAAATTCAAGTCCAAGAGGTATACCGAATATAACAGGCTCATGCCAAGAACCTTCATTTTCATTTGCTGATGTGAAAAAATCAGATATTTCAATCTCATTATCCATATCTTCATCAACCTGTCCAGTAACTTCTTCTGCCATTTTTTTTCTCCTGCCCAAAATATATTCTCCTAATATGCAGGTGCATTTGCACCTGCTATTTTATTATGCTGTAGGTGTCGCGGTTACAGTAACCGTTGTGCTTTCGTTACCCGATGTATCAACTGCAATAAGTGCTATTGAATACAGTGTGCCATTCGTAAGACCTGTTGATGTAATTGTCTGTACACCCGGCTCAATTTCAGTTGTAGAAACCGTTGTAGAACCTGTTGTAACCGTAACTTTTACGTAATCAACATCTGTACTTACTGAATCAGTCCATGTTGTTACAATCTGTGCATTTCCCGGAGTTGCCGTAGCACCGGTAACAGGCGACGGAACAGTTGCATCACTTATAGTAAGAGACTTGCTGTATGTAAGAGAGTTGAATGTCGTTACAACGTCAAGCACTTTAACTGCGTCCATCGTTATCGGTGTGGTAAACGTGCATACTATACGTTTGTATGTATTACTTGAACTTGTAGAGTCTACAACTTTTGTGCTTATGCTCTGTTCTACTGTTGCTATTTTTGCAGATACCGTAAGTCCTGAAATATCGGCAGTTGTAAGTTCAATGTTTGGTGTTAACTCTATACCTGTTACATTTGTGTCTGATGTAATGAGTGATGCATTTGTAATTTTGGGTATTGCAATACGGAATACGCGCATAGCTTTTTCTTCAAACGAAGAATAAGGTATTGTTATATCAAGTTCGTCTTTTGACTGTGTTGTAAGCTCATGGGTTGTAAGTTTATTTTTGAATATCTGGAACATATAGAAACAGTCAGAGTTAGTAACTGATTCAAGCCAAAAAAGCATTTCAACATCATCGTTGTTTACAGACTCATTGAATATCTCTTCTGTCCCATCATATGTTACCCATATTTTAAGATTGCCTGTTATATCGAGCGAAAGAGGTGAAGTTGATATAGCGTTTGCCTGAAAAAGCGCATATTTTACAGAAAGAGAATTATTAAGCTCTGTTGTAACTTCTTCTGCAAATCTTATCTGCGTACCATTTACATATAATGCACCTTTTTTTGCGGTAAACTGCTGAGTGCTTGTTGCTGACGAAGGAAGATTTTCAACATATGAATTTCCTGTTGTAACTCCATCATAAAATTCAGCAGATGTTGCTCCGCCAAGAAGTGTCTTTAATTCAGCGGTTGTTTTTATTCCCGGATCGGTTGTACCTTTTAATCCAAAAGAACCTGTTATAATTTCTCCGACATTTGCATCAATACTGAATGTATCTACTGCCATGTGCTCAAACATCTGATAAAGGTCTTCATTATCAGCTCCGCCAAATTTTTTCTGGAGCATATATTTAATATCAGATGTTCCTGCGGTAAGTTCATGTACTATACATCCAGACGGAACTGTTATAAGCCCGAGTGAATCCCCAGTACCTGAATCATCCGTGTTAAGAAGTTTTTTTGCACCAAATGTTTTTGCCGCCGTACACTTTGTTCCGAAATACCCGGTAGCATATGCAGTGCCTTCCATGTTAATGGCACTGACCGTATCACTTATCCATCTTTTCCAGTTATTTCTGAATGCACTTTCCATAAGGTCATCGAAAGTAATAGGAGAATATTCAAAGTTTAACGCACCGTCAGAAGAGCTGTTACCCTGCTGTGGGGCTGATTTTGTACGTCCATGTCTTAATTCGTTAGACTCTTTAGATTCGGTAGCCCCTTTTACTGTGTCTCCGGTAGTTCTGGTAAGTACAGGATAATCATATATACCGTCTTTTGTCTTAAAAAGACCTGCACTTGTTTCACGGGAAAGATATACATCCCGTTCTGCCCCTGTTTTAATATTGGTGATAAAATCTGCCATAATAATCCTCCGTTAATTTTCCATAAAAGCATTCCATTCAACAGATACAGGTACGGCAAAAGTATCATCGTTTATTTTACCACCTGTATTTCTATATGTCCTGACAATCCTTACTCCATTTATATAGGTTCCACCCTTAAATGTATCATATATTTTATTATAAATTACGTTTATGTTATCATTTGTAGCCATTGATTCATCAGAATCTACCGAGTCACTTGAAACTACACATATGTTAAGCTGCATAATTCCCGACCATTTATTAAATCCATCCCTGCCTAACTCTTTTTTTTCGCTTCCTTTCCGTATAAACTTAACTTCTATATATTTGTCTGTTCTGTTTAGCGTCTGTGTCTGATATACTACAGGAAATCCATAATCAGAAAATGAGATATTATTAACTGCTGTCATAAGTTCATTTTCTGCATCGCTGTCGTTCAAAATAAATCCTCCACCTTTCCTATATCTATTTTTTTTGTACCAGACACATATTTACCAAGTTTAACAAGCCTTTCTGCATTTGGATAATCACGTGTCTGTCTTATAGTCCATGCAGCCTTGTGACTTGATTCTCCTGCTATTTCTCCAACCTCTGCCATCGTTATTCTAAGCATTCCTGCCGGTGCCTGTATAGAAAAACCATCTTCTATTCCGTGTGGTCTTCCTGTTTTACTATATGATATTCCTTTAGAGTCCGCATCATAAATACCATACTCAAGCCATGACATACGTTCATTGTCATTATATATTTTTATCTGTCTTGGAACTTTCCCCGAAGGAAAGAAACTATCCAGTGCAGATTTAACACTTTCAGTGCTTTCTTTATTTCCTATATCTTCAAACAAGTCCATGCCTATTTCTTTTGAATATATTCTTTTTCCTCTATATTTAAGATACCAGCATTCCCTTACAACATCATCATCTTTCTTATGTTCTTGCCCGTCATATTTTATATAGTTTTCATCCAAAGGCGTTCTTGAAACGACTCTCTGAAAAAATATAGAAGCAAGATAGATATTTCTCTGTCTTGCAGTTTTTCCAATTTTATAAACTCCCATTCCCAATGCTTCATAAGTAATATCGTCAAATATGCCTGTTACATTTTTATCTGATACCGAAGAAGGTTTACCATGCACTTTTGCAGTAAATTTGATATTAGCTGGCATTTGCAATCTTCCTTCCCTGAAGTATATATACTATGGTTGTAACTCCGTCAGGCTGTACTTTATTCTTTCTTATTATTGTAAACTTGTCTGACCCATATAAAACATGGTCAGTAGATTCAGTAGGCTCAAAAGAAGAACTGATAACAAGTTTTACATCACCCGCCTGAATCAGGTTGCCCGAATTCCCTATATCTTCTGCTGTATAATTTGTTTTTACAGCTTTACATAATATATTTGCGATGTTCTGTGTCTTTATACCTTTTGAGTTAGTCGTATAAGTACCATCAGGGTGAAGTATAGTACAGTCATTGCCATATTCTTCTATGAGGTCTAAAGCTGTTTCATAAAAATCTTCATAATCCATCAGTCACTCCATCTTACCGGTACGCATATTCCGGTATCACTTGTCTTGTACAAACCTCTTAAAAGTATATTTACAGATTCGTATACAGATGTATAGGTAGTTCCTGCGCTGTTTACTTTATAATCTTCGTTCTGAAAATATGCTACCGATACAGCTTCAGAAACCGACTCTTTGGCAATGTCGCCTTTCCTGCTTTTTGTGTTCCACAAACTCTTTGACTTTGCAATAAAAGATGCTTCACAAACAGCCTTTTTCAATCCTTCCGGTATACCTGTAATTTCTTCCCTGTTTTTATCAAATATTCCATTTCTCGGAAATGATAGCGTCTGGTCTGTATATTTCTTTGTACCTTTCCATAAAAAAAAGTTATCTACAAATTCAGTCCCTTTTATTAAAAGAACTTTTTTGTTTTCGTCAGAAAGAGCTGATACATCATAACCGTGAATAGTACAATAAGTATTAAAATATGCCAGAGTCACATAACTGTTTGCATTTGCCACATTTGTACCGTTTTCAACGATAAATTCAATATCAGCCATATCTTTTAATTCTCTTCCTGATTGTCTGCTTTAGGTTTTCTTCCGCGTTTATTTGCAACAGGTTCAGCAGGTGTTCCTTCTTTGTTTTCAACAGGAACATTTTCATCTGTTTTTTCATCCTGTATTTCTGTTTTTACAGGTTCTTTGCTTTCTTCTTTTACAATCCATCCTCTTGCTTTCATTTTATCAATGTCGCATTCCTGAACTGTATAAGAAGTAGGAGCTTTTGGACGCTCCGGTGCAAATCTTGTCATTGTAACATATTTAATTACATTTTCCAAAATAATTCCTCCAAAAACTCAAGGGATGAATTATCCCCCGGATATGAACTGCCCATTATCTAAAGACTAATGAGTTTCCTGCTTCCTACACTAGGTTTCATTGAATCGGCACAAAGTAATAATTCAACCAGAGCCTTGATGTCCACAGGCGTAGATTCCTGCCGTTCCGACAGTATTTTTAATCCATGTCAGATCATTTAAATCCTATACATCGAAGATGTATAGGATTTAAACTCCATTTTTATAAATCAACCAAGCATTGTTACAACGTGTCTGGGGTTTACAACTTTAACACCCCAACATGCCGATACCTGAATCTGCGTTTTTCGCTGTCCCGGATACATTGCAATTTCAAACGTGATGCCTGAAACAGGGTCAGTCACATACTCGCGTCCAAGGGCACCATCACCTGCGTTCGGATAGAACGGAGTGCGTGTCGCAAGAACAATTGCGTTTTTCTGGAATCCTATAGACGGAGTATATGCGCTTCCAACCGTAAGCGCCGTACTGATGGCCGCACTCTGTCTTACACCCGGTGCATTAATAGATGCAGTCCCCGGTGCTGCGATTCCTGTACCAACTATATACTTATTGGTATCACCATCAAGTGTTACATAGTCTCCTGCAAGAATAGTACCAGAACCAGTACCAAGAGAAAGGTCTGTATCTGCGTCTCCGGTATCAGCTCCTACAACAGCAGCAGCCAGTACATACTGAGTTCCTGTACCTGCCGTATGTTTGGTAAGTCCATAAGAAGAACGAACCATAAATCCGTACATATTCTCATTGATAACACCCCACATACGGGCATCTGTGCTTCCGTACTGATTAGCGTTAAACACCGTTCCCTGCTTTCCAACAAGGTCTGTCTTTGCAGCAGTAGAAAGAATCATTACACGGTCAGAAGGTGAAGCTCCGTTATGGTCAAGAACGTCCTGCGCGAGTGCAAATGTCGTAAAATCACCAGCGGTATTAAACGGAGAGGTACCTGCCGTACCTACTGCACGAGAAGAACCGAGGACAGCTGCGGCCGCCATATCAGCTTCCATCAAATTGGCAATTTTTCTGAAAGCTTCTGAAAACTGGTCACGACGTACATCTGCTTCTGTTCCGGTAGTTGCAAGCCCTGCCTCATCTTCACCGTCAATATCAATCTGAACTGTTTTACGTTTGTTTATAACAAGTGACACATATCCGAGAGAATCGGTGTTAGTCTGGGCTGTCGGTACGGCAAATCCAATCGGCGTATCAACAACATCACCAACAATTCCATATGGAATCTGTATTTCCTGTCCGAATTTTACTTTATCCGCGCTTGTGCTTTTATAAGCAGCGGGAATAAAACCTACAGTCTCACGGGAAAGGTTTTCTACCGCTTCCCAAGCATGTCCAATGTAAGTATCAAGTACTCCCATAATAAATCCTCCAATAATAACTAATCAACGAATTTCAGGTTTCCATGATGTTCACTGGAGTATTTCGCTTTTTCCGACGGACTCTTTTTTGCCCACTCTTCATGAGTAATTCCATCGCCACCGCCAGAACCGCCCCTACTTCCGTTTCCACCACCACCTGAATTTCCAGATACAAGGAACCGTTTTCCGGTTGGTGTATCAAGGAACTCTTTGAGTGCAAGGTCAATAGTCTTGCCATTGCCACTCATATAAACATCTTTACCGTCAATATTCGTTGCCGAAAAATTCTCACCATCTTTTCCT